CGCGGTATCGGGGAGATCCTTTACAGGACTGGTCCGGATTTAGGTCGCAAAACGGTAGTAATACCGGTGCACCATTTCCAAGACTTCAAATGGAGAGAGAAACTCTCTGCATTCCCCCGATATCGACTGGTAGGTGCCAATTTTGACCTGTCTAAACAGCAGGTCATGAGTGGCTTGTCACTACTCTGGTCGTTTGGCGGCGGACGTAAGTCCGAAGCAAAAGCGTACAATGACGCCGTGGCTTTAAATAGCCGCGGTATCGGTACGCGCGCTGGAGCTATGTCACGCGAGAAATGGGGCGGAAGCCCCTTTCCGAGTGACTACTCTCGCCTGTAGGCTCATCTCCGATGAGCATCGCTGTGAAGCGACCTTTCTCTGGAGAGCGTATTGGCCGCAATTGCCAACATCGTTCTGGCGGATGCCCAAGGCACGCCAGTTAACCACACCTTCGCACCCGCGAAGACCATGGCCGACAACGCGGTTCTGGAAGACCGCTCTGCCGGGTTGTACATTGGCTTTAATAAGCTCGTGTTCAACCTTCAGCGCCCTAAAGGCGCCGGCACAGTGAGCAACCGGAACCTTCGCCTGTCGATTCGTGTGGAGACCCCCAAGTTGGAAGTCACGTCGAACAACACTGTCTCCGGCATTGCGCCGGCTCCGACAGTGAGCTACCGTCCGGTAGCTACGCTCGACATGGTTTTTCCTGACCGCTGCTCGCTGCAAGACCGCAAGGACTTGCAGAAGTACGTGCTGCAGCTGTTGTCAAACAGCTTCGTCACAGATGCAGTGGAGAAGTACGAACTACCCTATTAAGGGTAACCGTGCTTCTGAGGCGAATGCCTCACTTGGGTGGGCCTAGTCTCACCACAAGCGTGCCAGCGAATGCCGGCACAAAACTCAACGAATGTTAGTTAGGATTTACTTATGAACTCGCGTATGCTATCTTTTGAGCTCAGCACCCAAGTGGGCTGTATCGCCTCTTTCGAAGTCCGCATTGACATGTGGACGAGAAAGAAGGACGCTAACTGGCCCTCTCGGTATATGCTTGAGGCTGAGGAAGTCTACAAGTTTCTCTTTTTGGGAAATACGATAGACGAACTCAGTAAGAACGTTTGCGCGGGTTTGGAAGAAATTCTAACCGCGTTGAGCGATCAGCAGTTCTGGTTGAGGGACCACTGCAACTATTTCGGGACCCCCCTGAGGCATGCGTCAGCCTTTACGGCTGACCTGTCGCGCGTCAGTAATGATGCGCTAACTCCGGGGTATGTCTTCGAGATGGTTGAGGGTAACGTCTTTGGCGTGATGAAGCTGCTCGAAGGAGCAGTCCACTACGGCAAGGATCCCTCGACGAAACCGACGGTGCGTAAAAACATCGCCGTACTGCTGACGGGTGAGACGAAATGAGTTACATCGCGTTTGATCAACCGTACTATTCCC